GCCAGATTTCAATTAGTCTTCAGCTTCCGGAGAAGTAGGAACATTGTCAACCAAAGTCAGTCTGTGATACATGAACTTGTTAACAGCTTTCTTAGCATACAGAGTGCAGAAGCCTCTCTGAGCCTTGAAATCACTGTCAACTAACAACTGGGAAGCAAACAGTGGCAGATACGGAGCATAGATGTAACCAGCTTCGATAAACATTTCACCTTTCGCACCAACCAGCACTTCATTATCTGGATAATAAGGATTCTTATAAACCTTGTATTTCTCATCCAGAACACCGACCAGATGCGGGCCACCAACTACACCATTATTAGGAATACGTCTGAACAGGTCTCTTACCTGTGTAGCATGAGTATTCAGAGATTCGATAATGGTAGCTGCTTTCTTACCGCAAACAATGAAGGTAGCTTCATATCTCTTAGTATTTGCTAAGATAGTATTAGAAGCGTCATTGATTGCATTGTACAGAGTAGCTTCGTGTTCTTTTTCACCCATTCCCTTATATTCAGGGTTAATGTTCCATGTTGAAGAAGAACCAGCAATCTTCAGTAAGTCCTGCATAATTTCATTATCGATTTCATAACCGATTTCACCAGAAGTAGCTTTCAGAATTACCTGGTCCATATCAAGACCAAAGCTCATCTTCAGGTCATAAGCAACGTCAAACATATAAACCGATTTCAGTTTTCTTGGACGAGCTACTACAGGTTCACTTACTACACGAACATCAACTTCATCAACAGGTGCATCAAAACTGTTCTGGTCATAGTCAAAAGCTACTTCAATATCAGTTACAGTTACACCGGTTAAAGAAAGAGCACCAGTTACATAGTTAACAGTACCAGCACCTAAACCAGTGTTTTTAGTATCAGTGAAAGTACCAGTTACACCATCTGCGTTAGGAACATCTTTCAGTTCTTTACTTAAATCGGTAGAAGTAGACAGAACTACAGTACCAGGTTTAATAGGTGTATGTAACAGAGTAGTGGAAACTACCCCACTTTCGATAGTCAAAGATTCACCTGATACATGTTCACCGGAGAAATCTTTACCACTGAAGCCCTGCTGGGAAGTTAACATGTTATCTCCAGCTTTGATGGAACCTTTATTATTTCCATAAGTAAACTTCAGGAAGAAAACCTGACCATTACGGCGGTCAAGGGGTTGTACACTCACAATATCGTTAGCAATCAGGTTCGGCATAACAGCAGTGATAATATCAAATACATTGGAAGTGAAGGTGTTAATCATAGAGATATCAGTACCTTCAACAACCGGAGTACCATTCATCATTCTGCCACGGGAAACTTCAACTTCTGTTTTTGTGTTTTCTAACAGAATAGATAACTGTGTAGCTTCAATATCAGAATATCCTTCAACGTGTTCTTTTACTACATTAGTATAAGCACTCCAGCTTTCCAGCAAAGGCTTATAAGATTCATAAATATTAGCTTGCATAATTTTAATCTCCTATTACAAATTAATTATAAAAATTAAATCCCTCTTCTATTCCCCATTGTAGAGAATAAATCTTTAACAGATGTATTTTTACCAAGGTTATTTACTTTAGTATTTCCTACAATAGGTTTACTTTCACTAATAATTACAGGTGTAGAATCTACTTTAGTCATACCCTCACAAACAGCGTATACATCTGATTTTGTAAAACCTGCCTTTAATTTCGGTTTTACAGAGTCAATGCTCAAGTTATATCTTTCACATATAACTGAAATCATTTCATCCTTATAGCTCTCAGACTTACCTCTAATCACAGAAACAGACTCATTTAACTGTTCAATCTCTTTCCTTAACTTTGCATTTTCATTTGATAGCAGATTTGCTCTGCTACTTCCTGAGGCTAACTCCAATTTTTCAGACTCAAGACCCTCATTGACATTCTGTAAATCAGAAACATCTTCTTTCAAGAATCTTACTTGTTTTTGAAGTTCTCCAATCTTACTGTCCTTTTCTTTACCCTCTTTTATAAGAGTAGATACTTTAGATTCAGATTTGCTTAACTGCATTGTTAATTCAGAAACCTTACCACTTAATGAGTCACTTTTTCCAGACTCAGAAATAAGACTTCTATTTTGATAAGTTAATGCTTTACAAGCACTTTCCACAGATTCCAATCTTTCAAACTCTAATTTATTGTCTTCTAAAGTAG